CAACTTGGTCCGGGGACGTCGAGCAGGCCGGACGCAGGCTGGAATTCGACCTGTCCTATACGACGCGGGATAAATCTTGGCAGAATCCGGAACTGGAACTGGGGGACGAGGTGCTGTTTATCCACATTGACGATAAGACGCAGCAGACTGTCCACCTGTTCCAGGGACGTATTTTTGGCCGCAGCCGGGAGAGCGGCTCTTCCGTGATGCGTTTTACAGCCTTTGACAATATCGTCTATCTGGCCAAGTCCCGCATAACCAAGAAGTACACGAACGTCACAGTGGCCGACGCCATCCGCCAGACCATCAATGACTTTTCTATTCCGGCCGGGACTATTCCCGACCTGTCCGTCACCTGCAATTTCATTGCCGATGATATCTCGGCTACGGAGGCTATCAAGCAGGCATTATCCTATCAATCCGCACAAGATGGCAAGGGATACCATATCTACATGACCGAAGGGAAGCTCAACGTGGTCTGCATGAACGACCAGGTGGCGGAAGATTTCCTGATCAGCGATGTGACAAATCTGACCGGCGCTTCCGTGTCGGAGTCGGTCGAAGACATGGTTTCTAAGGTCATCGTCGTCGACAGTGCCGGGCAGACGAAAGGCGAACTGCCCAATCAGACGGATATCGACCGATTCGGTCTCATCCAGGCCATTTGCAAGGCCGACCCCAAGCAGGACGATGCCTCGCAGGCAAGGGCCATGCTGAAGACCGTCGCCCATGACATGTCCATCCGGGCCATCGGTCATATCCAGTGTATCGCCGGGTTTTCTGTCTCAGTCCAGGAAGAACAGCTCAAGGGCCAGTTCTTCATCAAGTCAGACAGCCATAAAATTGAAGGGAACAAGCACCTGATGGAGCTGCATCTGGTATTCCACAAACTGCTGGATGAGCAGAAACAGGAACTGGACAGCGCATCGTACAATGCTAACCCGGATTATGTGCCGCCAGCGGAAACGGAATCGACATCTTCTGTTCCTGCAGGTGGCGCTATGGCTGGCAGCAGTGTGGTCGATGCGTGCATGGCCAACTTCGACGGTACTGTGTCTCCCTATGGCTCAGAAGGCTGTGTCGACCGGGCGACCATCGCCGCGGCGGGCTATTCCCCTTTTGCAGCGCAGGAATATAACAATGGCGTGAAAGGCTGCGACCAGCTCCGGGCCGATGCCGAAGCCCAGGGACTGGCGATCCCCTACGACCCGGCACAGCTGGAGAAAGGCGACATCATCATGTACAACCGCTACAGCAAGCCGGATCCGAACTGGCATG